AAACTCTCAATCACACATATACAAAAACGTTCAAGCAACCAAACTTTCTTTAAACTCTCTCTCTTAAACTCTTCCTAAATCTCGCAGAAATTTCCCTTCAAGCTTTTCAATCACTGAACTCAATGGCATCCATTACTTTCGGTAACGCATGCACTGTTGTCTTCGGACAAGTGAGGAAGGAGGAAGTCACTGCCGGACCTGTGGCAGTGAACTTGAATGAAGGCACAAGAATGGTGGTTGTGCCAACTGCGGCACAAATGGCAACACCCACGCCAAGTGTTAGCATTAAGATTATCAATAGATGGTCTAATAAAGCTGTCTCCTCATATGAGAGACAAGTAGAGGATGTGTTCGCGAACTTTTTCGCAAAAAAGGAGAGGAGTGACGAGCTTTTAACTCGTTACTATGGAAAAGTTGTCCAGAAAGGCAACAAATTGATGGTTAAACGCGCACCGCTACATGTAGCTCGCGTTTTGGAGAAACAACGTCTTCAAGATATTGAAGACGAGAAAGCATTTCTGCAGTATCGTGATGCAGGAGTGCATGTTGCTGGATCCGTAAAATTTACGGACACAAGAAGTAGGGGACAAACAGTCTCCTTCAGAACTGAGCACTACAAACCAACTGGCAAAATAGTGCAGAAGAAGAAGGCCCAAAAACAGCGGGCTAATGCCGATGTGGATCACCTTATTGATGAGGTGATGAAGATATGTAGTGCTGATTGTAAACAAGTTGAGTTTATCTCGATGGGTAAGAGAAGATTAACTGCCAAGTTTAAGCTGTTTGGCAAGTCAGTAATTCCATGCATTCACCTGGCGCATGAGCAAGGACGTCGACTGAGACGTGAACTGGATCCTCGCATCCATGAACAAGTTATTGCCCATTTGGTCACAGGTCGGAAGGTCAGGGAGTTAATTAAAGATGACATGGTGACTTATGGATGGAGTGGTGCTATACTAAATAAGAATTTATTTAAAAGAACACCCTTCAGATGGGACGAGGTTGTCATCAGAGGACGTTTGTATGGTAAGTTAGTGGACGCTCGCTCAAAACTATCTGAGTGCAGCAAAGATAAAATACATCAATATAGTAGTTTTGAAGCACAGTTTTGGAAAGGGTGGAAAAACAAGTTCGACACACTTCATCCACACAACAAGGATCACATTTGTGAACCAACAATTAACAACGAAAAATGTGGTGAAATTGTTGCGACAATCTTCCAGGCAATCCATCCAGTTATTAAAGTGTCATGTTCAACATGCAGAGAAAGGTTGACCAAGGCAAGTAATGAGGAACTGAATGAATATTTAGCAACCAACCTTGCTTGCCATAAAGCAACATTTGATGACATGAGGCAGCAGCACGCAACAGTGAACACAGTGTTGAATAAGATAGAGCAAACTTCTTTGGCAAATCCAAATTTGAAAGATAGCATGGAGATAGTGAGACTTCTTCAGAATTTGAACCAGACCCAGGCGAGGCAACTGATGAAAGTAAACAACACGTTGTTGAAGGGGAATGTGGCAACTAGCGAGGAGTTCTCAGATGCGACAACACAGTTGTTAGAAGTAACTCGTTGGTATGCCAAGCATTTATCCTTAGTGGATGAAGGATCAATTAGTTCATTCAGAAATAAAGCTACTTCGAAATCTTTGATCAATCCTTCACTACTTTGCGACAACCAACTAGATCGAAATGGCAACTTTGTCTGGGGTGAAAGAGGAAGACACTCAAAGAGGTTCTTCGAAAATTTCTTTGAAGAAGTTGTCCCAGGAGGTGGTTACAAAAAGTACCAAATCAGAAACTCACCAAATTGTACGAGGAAACTGGCTATTGGCAATTTGATTGTGCCTATGAGTTTGGAGAGAGCACGGAACGCACTAATCGGTGAGTCAGTTGAGAGGTTACCAGTCACAGAGGCATGTGTATCAAGAGTCAATGGCGCATTCATGCACGTAGCAAGCTGTGTAACGTCAGACAATGGAAGTGCACATTTCTCACCATTGTACAGCCCAACTAAGAGACATTTAGTGGTAGGCACAACAGGGGACTCAAAATATATTGATTTACCAGCTACTGAGTCGGATAAAATGTATGTCGCGAAAGAAGGATACTGTTACATTAATATTTTCTTAGCGATGCTAGTGAATGTGAATGAAGACAGTGCCAAGGATTTCACAAAGATGATACGCGATACAATCGTGCCTATGTTGGGAACATGGCCAAGTATGATGGATGTGGCAACAGCTTGTTACATACTAACAGTTTTCCATCCTGAGACAAAAAGCGCAGAGCTACCCAGAATCCTTGTGGATCATACAAACAAGACCATGCATGTTATCGATTCATTTGGTTCAATCTCTACAGGATATCATATTCTCAAGGCTGGAACAGTGTCACAATTGATCCACTTTGCCTCCAATGAGTTAGTATCTGAAATGAAACATTATGTGGTTGGAGGCGAAGCACCGCATGCAAGACGAATGCGAATGGAAAAGGCACTCATACAAGGAATTTTTAAACCGAAACAACTGGTTTACTTAATTGAAGAAGACCCATACATTCTCATGATGAGTTTGGTCTCTCCAACTCTGTTAATCAACCTGTTCAACGTGGGTGGCCTTGAAGTGGCAATGAAGCATTGGATTAAAAAGGAGATGAACATAGGGTTGATATTCTCAATGCTCTCAAGCTTGGCGCAGAAAGTGTCACGAGCTGATTTGGTCAATGAGCAGATTACAATGATCGACGCTAACGCAGCACAATTCATAGAAACTTTAGCTGGAATAGATGTCGAAAATCCTATGAGGAACGAGCTTGTTTCAGCACTCACAATGATGCTGGCACGTAGTGATGTGGATTCAACTCTAAATAAGACTGGTTTTACTGGTTTTAGTGATACTCTGCTTGAAATGCGTGAAAAAATTATTGGAGACGAGCTCAACAAGGTATGGTCAGAGCTAAGTTGGTGGGAAAAATTTTCTTCAATCATTTTCTCGAGGCGAGCGCGAAAGCATATTATGGCACCTTTGCCAAACACAAAGCTACACGCTATCGACGACAGGTATGCAATCTCATGTACTTGGTTACATGGAAAGATCAAGGCCCGATTCAATGGAGCAAAAAGTGCAACATTAGAAGTGTGTAAGAAAGTAACTAGCATTCTGAAACGGAATACAGTCGATAGCATATTGTACATATGCAGAAAGTGCTATTCAGACATATTCTACTTTGTGAATGTTATGTTAATTTCAAGCATGATCTTAAGTGTCATATACACCATGCATAAAATGGTTATTGAATCTCGGGCACACAAGCAAGCGATGGTGATCATGAAGATGCGGGAAGACGAGTTGGTTGTAAAGCAAATGTATGATCAGTATTGCAAATTAGCAAATGAAACACCAACGAAAGAAGAATTTTTCCAATATGTCTGCAAGATGAATAAAGAGCTAGGTGAAAGAATAGCTCCTGAATTTGAAGAAGGTAGTCTTGTAGTGTATCAGGCCAAAACAGAAACAGAGCTTGGACTTGAGAAAGTGGTGGCCTATCTAGCACTGATAGCTATGATTTTTGATGGGGAAAGGAGTGATGCCGTTTTCAGAGCACTTTCAAAACTAAAGACAGTTTTTGGCACACTCGGAGAAACAGTACGGTACCAGAGCTTGGACGAAATAGAATCAGTGGCCGATGAGAAGAAGATGACCATTGATTTTGAACTTGAAGGATCTGAAGCATCCAGCTCTACCGTAATGAGTGCAAAATTCTCGGATTGGTGGTACAAGCAACTCGAAACGAATAGAGTTGTTCCACACTACCGCATTGGAGGGGAATTTGTTGAATTTACAAGAAAGACAGCAGCTGAAGTTGTCAATAATATGAGAGCCTCCAATGCATCCGAGTTCTTAGTAAGAGGAGCAGTTGGATCAGGTAAGTCTACCGGACTACCACATCTTTTGGCGCAGAAAGGCCGAGTCCTACTACTCGAACCTACAAGGCCCCTCGCAGAAAATGTTTGCAAACAATTGAGGCAAGCTCCCTTCCAACAAAATCCAACACTTCGGATGAGAGGGCTAACAACTTTTGGCTCATCAAATATTGTCATTATGACTAGTGGGTTTGCACTTCACTACTATGCAAATAACCCCACAAAGCTTCAAGAGTATGATTTTGTGATGATAGATGAGAGTCATACAATGGACGCGTCAGCAATGGCTTTTTATTGTCTCGTTCGCGAATACAATTTTCAGGGAAAGATTATAAAAGTCTCAGCCACACCACCAGGAAAAGAATGTGAGTTCAAAACACAGTTTGATGTTGCCCTACTAATCGAAGAGGACCTTTCCTTTCAACAATTTGCACAAAGTCAAGGGCAAGGTGGGAATGCAGACATGACAAAACATGGAGATAACATTCTCGTATATGTAGCTAGCTACAACGATGTTGATCAATTAGCTGAACTACTAATACGGGGAAATCATTTTGTGACAAAGGTTGATGGCCGTACAATGAAGATGGGTAGCACAGAGATTGTATCAAAAGGGACAGCAAGTAAGAAGCACTACATCATCGCAACAAATATTATTGAAAATGGGGTTACACTTGATGTTGATGTAGTTGTTGATTTTGGTCAAAAGGTAGTGGCTGAACTAGATGGTGACTCACGATGCATGCGATACAGGAAAGTGGCCGTGAGTTATGGGGAAAGAATACAAAGGCTTGGGAGAGTTGGCAGAGTGAAGAAGGGAACTGCCCTTAGAATAGGCCATACAGAGCATGGAATCAGCGAAATCCCAGCAAGCATCTCAACAGAGGCTGCATTCCTCTGCTTCGCATATGGTTTACCAGTGATTACACATAATGTAACAGTGAGCATTCTGGCAAATTGCACGGTGCAGCAAGCTCGCACAATGATGCTCTTTGAACTCTCACCGTTCTTCTTGGCTGACTTGGTCAAGTATAATGGTAGCATGCATCCAGAGGTACACAAACTTTTGAAGCCATATAAGCTGAGGGATTCAGAAATTGAACTATGCAAATTAGCAATCCCGAATAGCAGCATTGGAAGATGGTTATCAGTCCATGAATATGCCAAACTTGGTATAAAGATACATGCCGTAGATTCAGTCAGGATCCCGTTTGCAGGTAGAGGCATCCCAGACAAACTGTACAGTGAGTTGTGGCATATAATACAGGAACACAAGCATGAAGCTGGTTTTGGTCGGCTAACGAGCGCAAGTGCCAGCACAATAGCGTACACACTGAGTACAGATCCCGAAGCAATCCCTCGAACAATAGCACTTTTGGACAATCTTATAGCCGAGGAGATGCAGAAGAAGGCTCATTTTGAAGCGCTTAACTCAACGCTATGTTCGCAAAGGTTCACCCTTAAGAACATAGTGGATACAGTTAGGCAGCGGTACATGAAGGATCATTCGAAGCACAATATAGAGGTTCTTCAAAGTGCACGATCACAGATCCTTGAATTTAACTCAGCAACACATGATTTCAAGAAAGTTGCTTCATTGCTTGGGTATGGATTTCTGGATACAGTTCAGTATCAGAGCAAGAATGAGTTGAGCAAGAGACTGGGACTTAAAGGAAGATGGAATAAATCTCTGGTAACAAATGACCTCTTGGTTTGTGGAATGGTTCTATTTGGTGGGGTCTGGATGGTTTGGGAATACGCAAAGAGTGCGATGAACGAACCAGTTAGATACCAAGGTAAGAGGCAGAATCAAAAACTTAAATTCAGGGATGCTCGGGACAGAAAAGTAGGGCGAGAAGTGTATGGAGATGATGGGACAATTGAACACTTCTTTGGTGAAGCCTACACAAAGAAAGGAAAGAGCAAAGGAAATCATACTGTGAAAGGGATGGGCCGGAAAACAAGACGGTTCATTCACATGTATGGATTTGATCCCACAGAATATTCATTTGTGAGGTTTGTGGACCCGCTCACAGGATATGCAATCGACGAGAATATCACTTGTGATATTTCTCTAGTACAGGATGAAGTGGCCGAGGTGAGAAAACAATTTATCAATGAAGATGAAATAAGTGCGCAGAGCATAGCAGAAAATCCAGGCATTATTGCATACTACATGTCAAGAAATGCGGATAAAGCACTTAAAATTGACCTAACACCACATAATCCATTAGCTGTTGGAAGGGGCGGCTCATCGATTGCTGGGTTTCCAGAGAGGGAGTATGAGCTTCGGCAAACTGGGAAGCCACTGGAGGTTAAGAAGAGTGAAGTTCCTCCAGTCTCAAAGGATGTTGTTGCCACTGAAGGGAAATCCATGTGTAGGGGTTTGAGGAATTATAACCCAATTGCTACGAGCATCTGCAAGCTTGTCAATGAGTCCGATGGGCATTCGGAAACAATACATGGAATTGGGTTTGGTCCCGTAATTATCACTAATAGCCATCTCTTTAGGAGAAACAACGGGACTTTGCAAATTCAAACTCATCATGGGGTGTTCAGAGTAAAGAATTCAACTCAATTGCAGGTGAGTCATATGGCAAAGAAAGACATGATCATAATTAAGATGCCATGTGATGTTCCACCATTCCCAAGCAAGTTAAGGTTTAGACAGCCAGAACAAGGAGAGAAGGCAGTGCTAGTTGGCTCTTTGTTCCAACAAAAGAGTATCACGAGCAGTGTTTCAGAGTCGACAATGGTAATGCCAGTCAATGACAGTGGTTACTGGAGGCATTGGGTGTCGACAAAAGATGGGGATTGTGGTTTACCTCTAGTCTCTACAGTTGATGGTGCAATACTCGGATTACATGGGTTGACTAGCACGAAATCGGACAGAAACTACTTTGTACCATTTGATGAACAATTTGAAAGGGACATACTCGCAAATCTAGAAAAACTGGATTGGAAAAGGCACTGGTTGCACTCATCAGATTTGATTGCATGGGGGGGTATGAGCTTGAAAGAAAATCACCCACATGATTGCTTTCGGACATCGAAATTAGTAACAGATCTACTTGGATTGACTAAAGACTCAGTTGAGTATCAAAGTGGTCAAGACAAATGGGTCCTTGCTGGTCTAGAGAACAATCTGAAAGCGGTTGCACAATCTGAGAGCCAACTTGTGACAAAGCATGTAGTGAAGGGTCAGTGCATGTATTTTCAAGAGTATTTAGCTACGCATTCAACAGCAGAAAAATTTTTCAAACCATTAATGGGTGCGTACCAGCCAAGTAAGCTGAATAAGGAGGCATTTACAAAGGACTTGTACAAGTATCAGAACGAGATCATTGTTGGGGAAGTTGATAAAGATGCATTTGATAATGCAGTTGAAGCGGTCATATATCTCCTCGACGACCTTGGTTTTGGTGAGTGTGCATATGTTACAGATGAAGAAGCCATTCTGGATTCTCTCAACATGAAGGCCGCGGTTGGAGCCTTGTACAAAGGGAAGAAGAAAGAATACTTTGAGAGTTTGTCAGAACCAGAAAAACACCACATTGTACAAGCAAGTTGTGAAAGGCTGTTTTATGGAGAGATGGGAGTGTGGAATGGATCCCTCAAGGCTGAATTGAGACCAAAAGAGAAAGTTGCACTTAACAAGACAAGGACATTCACAGCCGCTCCTATTGATACACTGCTGGGAGGGAAGTGCTGTGTGGATGATTTCAATAATAGGTTTTATAGTTTAAATATAGAAGGCCCTTGGACTGTGGGTATGACTAAGTTTTATGGTGGATGGGATAAGTTAATGCGCAAACTACCTGACGGATGGCGCTACTGTCACGCTGATGGTTCACAGTTTGATAGTTCCTTAACACCATTTCTGTTAAATGCAGTTTTAGCGGTGCGACTAATGTTTATGGAAGACTGGTGGGTAGGTGAGCAAATGCTGCGCAATTTTTACACTGAAATCATCTACACCCCGATTCTCACACCAGATGGCACTATAGTCAAAAAGTTCAAGGGAAATAATAGCGGTCAGCCATCCACTGTGGTTGATAACACGCTAATGGTTATGATAGCTATGTTTTATGGAATGAAAAAGCTGAACTGGACAGATGAACAAATTAAAGAAAGAATTGTTTTCTTCGCCRATGGGGATGATTTGATAATTGCTGTACAACCTGAACATGAGGGGATTCTTGACACACTACAAAGATCACTTGGAGAATTGGGGCTCAAGTATGATTTTTCTGAACGGTGTGATGATAGACAAGAGCTGTGGTTTATGTCACATCAAGGTCACTTAGTCGATGGTATGTACATACCAAAGCTTGAGCAGGAAAGAATTGTTTCAATCCTTGAGTGGGATAGAAGTACAGTGATAGAGCACAGAGCGGAGGCTATTTGCGCAGCCATGATTGAAGCGTGGGGTTATCCGGAGCTACTAAAACAAATCAGACTGTTCTATGCGTGGATTCTTGACCACGACATGTTTAAGAGTTTGGTAGCCGAGGGGAAACTTCCATACATTGCAGAAACAGCACTCAGGAAGCTGTACACAGATGCTGACGCAACAGATGTAGAACTTGAAGAGTATATACTTCGTTTCACGGAAGTAGATGAAGACGAAGATCACAATGATGAAGTTCGTTACCAGTCAGGTGAAAATAAGAGTAAAGTTGAGGTTGACGCGGCAGCCGCCAAGCTCAAAGAAAAAGAAAAAGAAAAACATAAAAAGACTGAAGAAGGTACTTCTGAGGGTACAAGTCAGACAAAGGAACCAGATGTTGATACAGGCTCACAAGGAATAGTGTATGTACCAAAGCTAGCCAAAATCACGAAGAAGATGAGAATGCCAATGGTTGGCGGACAGGTTATCTTGCATATACCACACCTTTTGGATTATAAACCAGAACAAGTCGATCTGTCCAATACTAGATCTTCTCAACAACAATTCACAGCTTGGTATAATGGACTGAAAGAAGCATATGAGATCACAGATGACACTTCAATGAGTGTTCTCATGAATGGGCTGATGGTTTGGTGCATTGAGAATGGCACCTCACCAAATATCAACGGAAATTGGACCATGATGGACGGGCACGAGCAAAATGAGTATCCATTAAAGCCTGTCATTGAAAACGCCAAGCCAACATTTCGTCAGATAATGCACCATTTTTCAGACGCGGCTGAGGCGTACATTGAGATGAGAAATGCAGAAAAACCGTACATGCCTAGGTATGGTTTACAAAGAAATCTCCGAGATTTCAGTTACGCTCGCATAGCATTCGATTTTTATGAAATCACGTCGCGTACATCAGCTAAAGCGCGTGAAATCCACATGCAGATGAAGGCAGCAGCGTTAAATAACGTGGCTATTAAGACATTTGGTCTTGATGGTAACGTCGGAACCCAGGATGAAGACACAGAAAGGCACACTGCAAATGATGTGAACCGAAACATGCATAGTCTGTTAGGTATGCGTCAAATGTAGTAAACTTGGGGTGAATCCTTGAGACTGTGTGCTTCATTAGTGATGCACCATAATAATATAGAAACATAGTATTATTTATCTGTCTATGCTCTTTATATTTTATGTTTATCGTGTGTTGGCGGGATTTTGGCACCTCTCTTTCAAAGTGTGGGCGTCCCACGGAATTGGAGTTGTCATCACACACCAAAGATACACATTGTTGTGTCACAAAAAGAAGTTCTACACACAGGCACGGATCTATAGTGTGAGTGGCTCACGTGACGAGTGTTGGTGTGTATATCGCTTCC